GAAAGACTGTTATAAAAAATGATGATTCTTACGTATGCAACCTCTTCTCAAATGATTTTAATATTGACCCGAGATTGATCGCTGCAGTTGGGTCCTTTTGTGCTCAGGAAGTTAAAAAAGTGTTTTCAAAAGCTGAGCTATCATCGTATTTTGATCGTTCAGTAAATGAATCCTTTACAAAAGTGTCTACGAGTAAAGGTATGAGAGATGAAAATAGACCGTTTTGGGGTAAAAAAGGTCATGATGTTGTTTTTAGTAAAGTTGAAAAGAATATAACAGATTTGTTAAATATAGATGTTTCTGCATCTGAATATAATAAGATAAGACAGAACAAAGAGAAATCAATTATTGATTATTTAAGTGATAAGAAACATTTCTTTGAATTTGACTGTAAAGATAAAGATCAATATAAAGGCTCGAGAGAAATATATGTTATGTCTTTATATACTAAATGCGCTCAAAACCCATTGGAAGAATTTTTTAAGAAATTATGTTCTGCTTTCCCAAATGAGTTGATACATACACAATCACATCAGAGACCTAAGTTATTACATAGTAGAGTTTTTGAGACTATTCAAGATCAGGACAGTCCACTTTATGCCACACTTGATTGTAGGAAGTGGGCACCTAGATCAAATTTATTAAAATATGAAATATTTATCAAATCAATGGAGAATGCATTGCCAGATAATTTCATAAAATATTTTAATGGGTTCTGGGCTAAATATTATCAAAAGCGCCTTATTATACAAGATTGGATTGTTGAAAAGATGAGGAAAAATAAAAATGATTCATACTTGCTAGATTATTTGAGAGGAGCTGAGAACCAGGAATATCATCTTTACATGCCTTATAGTTTCATGATGGGTATCTTTAATTACCTTTCCTCTTTACTACACGCCGCTAGTCAAGAATTTTTTTCACAGATTAGCTTTAACTTGATGAAAGTTAATGTCAATTTAGTAGCACACAGTGATGATAGTTCAGGTATTTTCTTCTGCAAGGATCAGAAAAAATCATTAAGATGTTTTAATTATTATGAGATTTTCCAAAAGGGTTTAAATCACTTGATGTCTAGGAAAAAATCAGTACTTTCTGATAAGTGTCTTGAAATGATTTCTATAATGTACGTTAAAAAAAGATTATTACCTATGACTCATAAATTTATGTCTAACATATCTCTTGATCCCAAGGGGAATGGTTATTATGATGATGCATGCGATGTTGTTGGTAAAGTTGTTTCAATACATTCAAATGGAGGTTCATTGATACAATGCTACTCTTCAATGCTTGCACAGCAGGAATTATTAAGGAAAGCTTACCACATTCCTTATAGCAAATACCAGTCATCAATTCCTATTGAGTTTGGCGGGATGTGGAACATTCATCCAATTCATTTAATAGTATTAGGTTCAAATTCACAGACAGTTATGTTAGATTTAATTGAGAATGATAGAGAAAGAGATTTTAGAGTTAATTTTTCGATGTTTTTTAATAATGATTTTTTACAATCCTTTGGATCAAAATCAAATTACAGCATACCTTATTATATAACACATGAGAACAAGTTAGAGTTAGATGAAAATAATAAAGAATTACTGCATAATTTAGCATTGGCATTTAGTAAAGGTACATCTAGTCATTTATTACAATACTATGATGGGTTATACAATCAAGATTTTATTTACAGCTTAAAAGGAATTGATAGTAATCAATTATTGTTGGCTACCCTATTTTATCCATGCAAAATCATAAAAAGAGACGACAACCTAACAAAAAAAAGTTTTTTATTGAAAGATGTTGCACAAATGTTCTTATTAAAAAGTTTGGATGAAGCTTCACCACCTTTAAGTGTAAAAAAGGATGTTATCAGTAATGACATTTTTATGAATTATTTAAAGAAAGCGGAGGTTATGAGGTTTAATATTGATGATTTTAATATCCAAAGTGGGAAGAGTGTTAAACCAATAAGATATGACACATTAGATTTTTTAGGCATCAATTTAAGGTTTGAAACTTTATCTCAAGTACTCTCAGTGATGGAAGAACCCAAAATATTAAAAATACTACCCAATAGAAGGACAGTTGAATTGTGGCGTGATTATCTTGTGAAAGTTATACCTGGTGATACTACTAATAAAATAAAAACAATCCGGAAAATGATAACTAAAAATGATAGTCATGTTAGGAGTGCTTACTTGTCCATGCCTTCAGGTATAATAATGAATACACCAGAAAAATTTTGGACTTCAAATTTACTTTATAATACTTATACTAAATTTATCTCAAACAAAAAAGTTCAATTATTTACTATCCAGAAGTTTTCAACCATAGGCTCCAAGTTACAAAATACAAAACATTTATCAATTCTCCAAGAGATTTCACTGAATTTATTTAAACAAGGAAATTTAAACCTGTGGGCTGATAAAATTATAAGCAATATAAGTGACTGCAAAAATTGTCATATGGCCACAGGTGCTAAATACATCTTAGAAAATTTTATTGAATTATACAAAAAAACTCCCCAAAATTTTATACCAAACATACCTTATGCGATTTATAATACAGAGCAGCAGAAGGGTCTAAATGTATGGTATGGGCAATGTGATTTTACCATAATATTAAATAACAATACAGTAAAACATGTGAACAACGGTCCTGATGTTTTCACATACTGGTATTGTGAGAGTGAAGAAAATTTAACAGAACTTTATGAATATTATTTAATCTTTACAGATAGCCGAGGTATTTATAGATCAAATTTAATATGTGATAATACAGGGTTAAAGCCCAGATTAGGGATGAATGATTATAACAATGCAGTTGTGATAAACCCCGGGCAAACAGCTATATACTTATCATTTTCAGAAGTGATCTTAGCTCCTGGCCCAAGGTATTTAGTTAATTTTGTTGGAAAAAACTTTTATTCAGGTACAAATAAAGTTGAATTCATCATGGATCACTGTGTAGATATAAATGAGGAATTTTATAAACTCCACAATTTGAAAAATTTAAAAAGCTTATTGTATGATGAAACATTAACTATATCAAAAGGCAAACTAAAAAATAACTTTGCTCAATCGAAAATCAACAAGATTCTATTAAATGATCCCGATCAGTGCAAAGTTGAAAGTTTAAACAAAAAATATAATAACAACAGCATGTTAGCTAATCATGGGTCCTTTACTAGATCTTTGGCAATAGCAGACAATGACAAAATATCTAATTACAAAACAGCAGTAAACATAAATTACGATGGTACAATTTTAGATTTTAAAACCTTCCATAAGTTGCCAATTTTGGACATGTACTATAAGGCACCCTTTTCAAGACTAAAATTCTTTGAAAGAAGAGTGCTAGAGAAGGTTATTGAAGGGGAGCCTTTGAAAAGTGAAGACATTGATATCTTTGGGGTTATGTTTAAAAAATTTGGGCTTGGTTCCATGATTGGTTCAATGGTAGTTTATCAACATACTTTTAAAACTATGAATGCAGGTGACATTAACAATATTCCTATAAACATTATAATGGATTCTACTGAAAATTTATTTAAATCCATTTTCACAAGTTTCAAAAGTAGCCACATTAGAAATTTCCCATATCATATATACCCCTTCCCTTTAAAAAATTTAACTAGGTCAATTAAAAGAGCATTAATGGATGAAGATCTGATAAGTTTAACTGCATTAACATTAAGCGGCGCATTTAGGGCAAAAGTGGATAATATAGGGACATTCTGGGATCAAATGAGAGAGAATCCTTATACCGCGGTTTTAAATTTCAACATCAGTAATATAGGGAATCTCACATCAATTATTAAAAGAATGTTTTCATATATGAAAGATGAAGGGGTTTTAAGAGATTTATTGTCAAAATCAGCATTTTTAATAAAGGCGCGCACTGTGCACTATGAAAATAATGAAATACTAATTGATTTAATTGATAATAAAAGGATAATTGATGGACCTTTAGTACTAGACAATTTAGATCCTGATGAAATAGAAGACCTAGAGGAATTTGAAGATACACTAACTAGTAATTTATTAGACATAAAAAGAGGGGATATTGTTGTAAAAAATAGTGAATTAATAGATGAAATTATGTATGATGATTTTGTTGATGTCATTGAAAATTTTGAAGAAAACCAAGATTGGAGTGAAAGATCTTTTAAGGGAGGGGATTTAGAGATATTTGTTGGGAATTTCTCTGATTTGTATGAAATACAAGAGTTCTTCCTTTTTAATATCTGCAATACAATTACTCTATATCACGATTCCGGGTACTTGTATTTACCGGGTTTTAACCATTTTGAAAATGGATTAGATAAGGAAAAGGGCCTTTTCTTTACAAGATATGGCAATAAAGGTAAAGAGATTGATGCATTCAAGAGTTTATTAATGAACTTTAAAATTACAAAACATGACATACAAGAGACAGAAGAAATTTCTCCAGTACCCTTGAATTTTGATGTGCTAAATAAAGAAGAAATGATAAAAAGGGTTTTTGAAGAACAAGGGATATACAAAAAGGATTGGATTAAATTTTTTGTTCCTGTGTCTGATAATTTTAACCAAATAATAGAAAAAATGATTCAGAATCTCCAAGATAAAGGTATCTTAGACATTAAGGCCATAATAGAGCAGAGAAGGCAATACAGGTCCAAGCAAACATATATACCTGGGTTTTCAGGGTTAACCAAGGATAAAGAATTAATTGCTGAATTGAGGAGTTTTTTTGGTGACAATTATACCCAAGTGTTAACAGGTCAAGTGAACTTAACTAAAGCTCTTTATATACAATATAAAAGAGAGTTAATAAGGTGTTACAAGATTGCAACAAAACACGGCAAAATGGTTACTCATTTTTTGTTGAGCGTACTAGTTGATGCAAATATCTCCGACAGTAATGATGATTGGCTTATAAATGTGATTTCAACTCATATAAATGAGATAAACGAAGATGATGATAAGGAAATGGATAGCCAGGATGTCTCATTGCAAAATATATCAAATGATGAAGATTATTCATTAGAATATGAAGAAAGTGATATCTATTAATTTGCTTGTAATCTTTTAAATGAAATTATATAATA